GACCGAGCTGCCGGGGGCTTTTCGTCTACTCCTCGGGATGTTTACGCGGTCTGCCTCCACCGACCCCGCGGCCGGGACGGGCCGTGTTCCACCGGTCGATGGTCTCAGGAAGCCAGCCGCGCGTCGTGCCAATCAGAGCGTCCGGCTCCGGCAGGTTGTAGCCCTTCGCGGCGGGATTCTTCACGCCGAGGCGCTCGCCGACCTCCTTGAGGCTCAGGAAACGTTCGGTCATCGTTCGCCTCCCGCGAGGTAGCCGAAGACGCCTGCGGCGGCTCCGAAGATCCCGGCCGCGACGGCACGCCCGCCGATGGCGAGGATGAGGCACATCGCGCCGCATGCCAGCGAGACGAACCTGTATGCGCTTTTTGCGTTCATGATGATTCATGGATTAGTCTGGGAAGGGAGCCGTAGCTCCGGATACTTGGGATATTCGGAATCTACGGCTCTTGTTCTACCTGCGTGGCCTGCGCCGTCTGCGTGGCGGTTTTGGCTTCGGCTTGGGCGATGGCTCGCTGCCGTTGGACTTGAGCGCGGCGATGACGGCCGCTATCCCGACGAGCAGGGAGCCGATGGCTTCGATCGCTTTCCAGACCTCGTCCATGTTCACCTCCTTTCACTGTTCTGTTTTGCTGACATAACTAATATAACACAACTATGCAAGTTATGCAAGTCAGATATAAGCGACACGCAGACCCACTGCTAGAATCAAACGGAGCCGCAACGAGCCGGCCGCAAGACAACGACGTTAGGGGCATGATGCCAAGAGAACACAAAGGAGCCAGCATACTGGCCAATAAAAATGACTACGTGGCATTCGATCTCGAAACCACCGGCCTCGACCCACGCTGGGACGACATCATCGAAATCGGAGCCGTAAAGGTCAGAAACGGACAACCTGCCGACCGATACGAACAACTCATCAACCCCGGCCGACCGATACCCTCCATCATCACCGAAATCACAGGCATCAACGACGACATGGTCAAAGACGCTCCGGCGCTCGCCGACATACTCCCCGGATTCCTCGAATGGATCGGCGACGACATCCTCCTCGGCCACAACGTCAACTTCGACATCAACTTCCTCTACGACAACGCCGAAGAACTCGGCGAGAAACCGGTCGACAACGACTTCATCGACACCCTCCGCCTCGCACGCTACCTCTACCCGGAAGAACGCCACAACCGGCTACGTGACCTCATCGCAAGATTCGACATCGCCGAAACCCAACAGCACCGGGCGCTCGCTGACGTGGAACAGACCGTCGCATGCTATCAGTGGATGCTCCACCACATGGAGAAAAACAACATCCCGTTTCCAACCGGAGAAGGCAGACGACGCGGCGGAACGTCACCGTTGTTCCGCGGCGAGGAACAGCTGCTGCAGATCGCACCCCAAGACGAAATCACACCGGATCCAGCCTTCGAAGGCCTCACCTTCGTGTTCACCGGCGCACTCAAGAAGATGACCCGCGCCAACGCCCAACAGGCCGTCACCAATCTCGGCGGCATCAACGGCAAAAGCGTTACCAAGGAAACCAACTACCTCGTCACCGGCAGCACCGACTATAACTCCGCCCTCAAAGGGGCCAAAAGCAGCAAATGGCTCAAAGCCGAGAAACTCCAACTCGCCGGACAGGACATCGCCATCATCAGTGAAGACGTGTTCTACGACATGCTTGGAGATAGCATCGCGGAAGCCTCCTCTGCCGCCGCGTCAGAACCGGAACGAGAAAAAGAATCAATGTGGGATTCGGCAGCAGAACCGGTGAATGTCAAACCCAGTGGAACGGAGATCGAGGCACACCTCAACGCCGACGTCCTGCACTCCACCGACCACCAAGACAAGCTATCGGAATACGGCCGCGATAGATGGGTCTGGGTCACGCTCACCAAGTCAGAAATACCGGAAGGCGAAGGCAAAGGCCACCCCACGGCGATAATCAGCCTCGACGGCAAACAGATGGGATGGCTCAGCAAAAAACGCGCCTCACAGCACATGTCGCAAATCCCAGACGGCACCGTTGTCGCAAAAGCATTCATCAAACACCGAAAAGCAGGACTGGCGCTACTCGTCTATCTTCCTTGGGATGAGTAAACAAGTCCCCAAACGTCACATCGCCCCGGCGCTCGCAGTGAGCAGCCGGGGCGATTTCGTTTATTCGGCGACCATTGGACTCGACCAGGTGGGATTATCCGGATCTGAATCAATTCTGTGCGACATTTCGTGCATGATCTGCGGCCAGCTGGCTTTTTGCAGAGCTTCTTCGATTCCGATTTCAAGGGTGCCCTCCGCTTCCGTAAGGTAGTCGAATGCTACCAGCGCCTTTACCGGACTTGAGCCGTAAGCTCTTGCGATGAGGATGACGTTCTCGGCTGAAAAATTCAAGGAACCCTCGGAGTATTGCCGCCAAGCGGTTGTTGCGGAAATTCCGGCTTTTCGAGCCACATCTTTAATAGTATCTTTTCCGACAGTTCTGTCGTACCAGGTTTTTTTATCCATGATTCCATTATGGAACCAAAATGATTCCATGTCAAAATCAAAATTCCGTTTCGGTTTGACATATGAGATGAACACGCTTAATCTGATACCAAGATGAAAACGCAATACCGAAACGGAATGAGGTTTGAAATGGCTAAGGTTTTCGTCCTGCGAGACGGCTTCTTGGATCGCGTAAGGAAGATGAGCGGACTCAAAACCGAAGAGGCGCTCGCAGGAGCGCTGCACGTCTCGGTCGAAGAGCTGCAATCGGCGGAACAATCGCGCAAACCAACGCCGAATATATTAGTCGGACTTTTCACCGCCTTTGGATTCACTCCCGGCGAAGCGACTGCAGTCGAAGACTCCGTCGCTCCGCGCTCGCAGAAGTTGGTGGCGTGATGAACACCACAACAAAGGAAGAGCTCGCCAATCTGATGGCGGATTCAGGCAAGTTCGAGCTCGTGGATGCAACCGCATACGGCATCGTGTTCATGACCGCTCCCGGCGTATTCGAACTCGGCGTGACGCAGCTCATGCTCGGCAACAGTGGACTTCTCATCAATCTCGAAGTCGGCTGGTGCGAAAAGGTCGACGTGGCCGGCACGCCACGGCAGATTTTGCAGCGTCTCACATCCCAAATCAAGAGTTTCTAAGGAGACCTGCATGAGTGACGAGAAAGAACTGAAGGACACAAGCCGCGTCCCATTGGGGGAACGTCAGGCATGGTCTCCGTATCAGGCCGCGCAGGTGTACTCGCTCGATTACGAGGGGCTGCGGCAGGCGATCAATAACGGCGACCTTGACACGTTCCGCCCGCCGAACCGGCTCGGCAATCCGGGCCGTCGAAGGGTCACGAAGGCCGCGATGGATCGCTGGATCCGAAGCATGGAGGAATGAGATGAAGAGTATATGCAAATTCGCCGCCGTGATAGTCGCAGTGATCCTCGCCATAATCCTGACCGGCTGCGGCGAGAACTGGCGGGAACCACCGACCGACGAAGACGGCCTGCACACCGTCACCAAATGCATCGAGGGCGAAGAATTCGTGATCGTCTGGTTCTACGGATACCCGGCCAGCGTGCAGATGCAGCCACTCAACAGAACATGCGACATGGGAAAGGATACGGACTGATGTGCCAGCAGAACGATACCGTGACCTTCCGCCTGCTCATCGGAAACGGGCGCGAGGAACACGAAGCCGCATGGGCCGAACTCGAAGACGCCGGCGACTACGACAAGAAGATCCTCAGCGTGCACACCCCGGAGGGCATGCCGCCGGTCATCCGCGCGCTCGCCGCCATGGGTGCCGCGCAGATCTCCGCCGCGTTGCGCAGCGACAGCGAGGGCTTCGGCCCCGGAGTCATGCTCTCCGACTTCCTGCCCGAGGGGGTGACCGTCGATGAGCAAGGACACATCAGCAAACAGCACTAGCGTTTACACGCTGCCGGAACGCATCATACTCACCGTTGCCATTGTGCTCAGCGTCTGGTGGCTGCTCACGCACATGGGGTGCGCCCATCCGATCGGCAACCTCATCGCGGTGATCGTCTACCTGTTCTCGGCGACCATGCTCGCGCTTCCGTGGGTGATGCGCAAGCTCGAACCGTATCTCACCGAAGAGGAATAGCAAGACTTGGTGCGCGTCAACGCCGCCCGCCATCCAATGACAGGAGGGGTGAGCGGGAACGATGGCCGCGAGTCGGTGTGCCGCTCCATGGGGGCACTCCGCCGGCGCAGACCGGCCAGCGCGCACCACCAACACCAGAACATCATAAGGAGGATTGACTTGGCGAAGGATCCAAGCATCGCCATCATCCGGGGCAGGCTCGCCGCCGACCCGGAACTGCGGGCCACTGGCAACAACGTGCACGTCGTGAGCCTGCGCATACTCTCCAGCGGCTTCGAGACCGACAACGACGGCAACAAGGTCGACGTCACGCCCACCAGCTGGCAGTGCGAGGCATGGCGCGACCTCGCCCTGCACATCGCGCAAAGCCTGCGCAGAGGCTCGCAGATCACCGCCGTCGCACGACCCAAAACCGAAACCTACACCGACCGCAACGGCGACAAACGCTGGTCGACCAAATGGGTGATCGAGGACATCGGGGCCAGCCTGCGCACCGCCACCGTGCAGATCAGCCGAACCGCAGGCCACGGCACCAGCCAGACCACGCCAACCGCACCGCCTGCTCAGGCTCCGGCATCCGACCCATACGCCGGCATCCCGGCACCAAGCATCGAAAACGACCCCTGGGATTAGGAGACCCTCATGGTCAGCAAACCGAAATACGACGAAACCACACTCCAACAGCTCTACCAGCTCGCATGCCAGGAAGGCTGGGACCAGCTCACCGTCAGCGAACGCATGGCCGTCGGCCGCTGGTGCAAGAAGAACAGTCTGCCCAAACCCGACGGCCTGCCCCACGCCACCAAACCCATAGCCCAACCGGAACCGGAGCCAAGACTCGACGGCTTCGAAACCATACCAGTCATCGACGGAAGAAAACGAAAAGCGGAGGAACCAGTGAAAACCAGCCAAAAGGCAGCGAAAACCGCAAGCGATGAGGAAGACATGCGACTGTTCAACGCCGTCCGCTTCCTCGAAGGCTGGCCCGAAGACATCACACCGGTCAGACCGATCCACGCAGGCAAATGGACGCTCGCCGGCCAGGCCTTACGCCGATTCCCCGACCGGCCGGCCATCATCGCCGACAACCTCAGCAGGTCACAGGCGCGAGGATTGCGCAACCGCATGCAGAAAGCCAGCATCCCGGCCTTCCAACCGCCAAAGGATTATCGCGTCGAAATCGCCCCAGACCACAAACACGAAGGAATGTACGTGGTCATCGCCGCCTACACCGGAAAGCACCCACGATGAAACCCACCAAATACGAAGACAACGACGGCCAGCCACTCGACATCATCATCCCCGGCCAACCCATCACCAAAGGCTCATACAAGCCCATCATGAAAAACGGCAAGGCGCTCGCCGACGATCCCCGCGCCCACAGGTGGGAGCTCGTGCTGAGGCTCAACGCCGTCGACGCGCTCAACAGGGCCGGATTCAAACCCTATGACTGCCCTGTGGCCATCTCCTGCATGATCTGCATGCCGTGCACCGATGACCGGCATTACTATCCCTGCATGCAGACCGCGAAGGACAAGGGAGGCGGCGATCTCGACAAGCTCTGCCGTGCCATAGGCGACGGCCTGCAGGTCGTCAACAGCCGGTACGCGGGCAGGGTGCGCGGCGGCGTGCTCACCAACGACAGCCGGATCGTCGGCTGGGACGTGTGCAAGATGTACGAAACCGAACTGCACCCGATGGGCGTGTACCTGACGATATGGCCGCTCACCGGCGACAACGAAACCATATTCCACATCAACCACGTCTGGAAGCCGGCCACCAAGCAAGGATGGCAGCTTTTCCACGAAAAAACCGGGGCACCGGAACCATCCGAACTGTTCAGAACCATCGGCAAGCTCGCCGACTTCATCAACAATGAGCCCACCCCACAGCCCATCCAGCCGGGCACGGCGATCAAGGAGGAACACCATGGGCAAGCGTAAGCACGGACGCCAGCAGCTCGAACACCAACGGCAGAAGAACAGGCGCAAACGACTGCCACGCAACCCGATACCCACCACCATGTCCAACGACGTGAAGGAACAGTGACCAGCAATGCAGACCACACCACAATCAGCGGGAATGGAAACCCAACGCATCAAACGCCAATGGGCGCTCGCCGTCGGCCGCATCGACACCACATCCACCATGGTCGACACGCTCACCGCCACCGTCAACGCGATCCGCGACCAAGGAGCACCCGAAGACGTGCTCGAACAGCTCACGCAGGCGCTCACCGGCCTCAACCAGACCCGAAGGGCGCTCGCCTCCGCGTCACGCCGACTCTACCAGCGTGTGGAGGAACGACCATGAGCCGCAAGGAGACCCGAGACCGGCTCGACCGCCTGTCACCGAGCATGAAGGAGCTGCTGATCAGCATGCTCCACCGCAACACCTACCCGGTCGACAGCAACCAGAGCCGCACCTTCCACGCTTTGGAGGAACGCGGGCTCATACAACCAGACTTCTACGAGATCTGGGCTTTGACCGACGAAGGCCACAAAACCGCCCTCAACCTGCTAAGGAGATGACCATCATGGGCAGATACGTGGAAAACATGAGGAATCATGTGCACAGCCGGCACATGGTCGAACAATCGCTCGACTGGCTCGAGGAGATGCGCGAGGAACCCGACTATCCCGGCCCCGAAGCCGAACCGGTACGCCTCTGGCGCTCGCGAGACTACCAGGCCATGCTCTACATCGACAAGGACAGCGGCATGAAACGGCTCGCCATCACCCGCGTGCAGGTCGACAAATACACCGGCGAATACCGGGAAGGCATCGGCTGGGACGCATTGCAGCGGATCAAGAACGAGACCATGGGCGAGGACGCATGGGCCGTCGAGGTCTACCCGCCGGAGGAATACGTGCAGAACGTCGCCAACATGCGCCACCTATGGATCCTCGACGAGGAACCACGCTTCGGCTGGAAGACACCGACCGGCATCGAGGAACCCGAAGACGACGACGAAGAACACCGGACATACGCCAACGGCGGCACCACGCAGATCTTCATCGGAGGTGAATGACCATGAGCATCGAACTCGTCGCACGGGCCAAGAAAACCCGGCTGCATGGGGACAGCACCGCCAAACTCCTGCTCATCGTGCTCGCCGACTACGCGAACGACGACGGCATGGCATGGCCGAGCGTCGCCACCATGGCCGCCGAAGTCGAGAAATCCGAGCGCAGCATCCAACTGCTCCTCCGCAAACTCGAAAAACAGGGGCTGATCCGCAAGGGAGACCAGAAACTCGTCGGCAAATACGCCAAAGGCCGCCGACCAATCGTCTACAAGCTCTTCCCCAAGAAAACCAAGAGCGAAAAAGCCGATGAAGCGCACGACGACGCGGAAAACAGGGGTGAAACACATTGCACCCCTGAAACAGGCTTCACCGGTGAAACCGACTTCACCCCACAGGTGAAACAGGCTTCACCCCACGGGCGAAACCCACTTCACCCCACGGGTGAAACCCATTGCGCTTTAGGGGTGAAACCCACTTCACCCAAACCGTCACAGGAACCGTCAATAAAACCGTCAAGAGAGAGTACGCGCGCGAAAAAACCGAAAACGAAACCAGCCAAGGATCCACGCCGACAACTCGCCGACTTCCAACCCGACCAGACCCACGTCGCGCTCGCCGCCGCCTTGGGACTCGACCTCGCCTACGAGCTCGACAAATTCCGCGACGCGCTCGCCGCCAACGGCAAATACCCGGCCGACCCAGCCCCCGCGTTCCGCAACTGGCTCAAACACGGAGCCGAACTCGGCATCGGCAAACCAACCGGCGGAACCATGCCCGTGCTCGCCGACGGTGAGCCCGAGCTGCAGCGCAGGGCACGCAAGCTGGTCGAAAGCTCCACGCCGCTCAAGCAACGACAGCCGAACCTCGAGGCACGTCTCGCATGGATCCCCGCCGTCGCCAGGCTCCTCGGACAGGGCAAGGCCCCGACCGACATCGTGGCGCTGATCTGCTACGGGGATCCCGACGAGCTCGCCGGACTCGGCATCGGCTTCGACGAACTCGAGGAGATCGCATGAACGGCACGGTCCAGGAAACCATCGACTGGCACACCGCCAGCCCTCAGCAGCTCGACGGATGCCGCTGCATCCTCATGACCCGCACCGGAACCATCATCGACGGCCGACTCAAGGCAAGCCCGCCGCATGACGGCTACCAGGCCACCCGGTTCACGCTCGACGACACCGACCGCACGCTGCAGGGCATGCAGATCCTCAGCGTCGACCAACGCCGCCCGCCGATCCTCCAACCCAGCATCCGCACACTCACCGTCCTGAAAGGCTGAAAACCCATGAACACCAACGACTCCCACACCATCACCGTCGGCGGAAACCCAATACCGGCCGAGCCGACTGAAGCGCTCCTCTGGCTCGACATCGAAACCACCGGCCTCGATCCATACAAATGTTCGATACTCGAAATCGGGGCGATCTGCACCAGCCTCGACGCGACGACGGAAATCGCACGCTACGAAACCGTCATCCACATCGAAACCAAACAACTGCTCGGCATCAGCCTCAAAGCCATGCACATGCACACCGCCAACAACCTGCTCGCCGAATGCGAACAAGGCGGCATCAGCGAACACGAAGCCGCCGACGACCTCGCCGACTACATCGACAGGCTCACCAGCACCCAACGGCTCACACTCCACCCGGCCGGCACCAACATCCAACGATTCGACCTGCCCGCCATCAACCAGCTACTCGACAAATACGACTACCAAGGATTCCTCGACAACCAACTCCACTACCGGGCACTCGACCTCACCACACTCAGACTCACCCAACAAGCCCTCGGACGAAACCCATACCAACACCACACCGGCACCCACCGCGTCCACGACTGCCTCACCAGAGACATCACCGAATACCAGACCACCATCAACCAAATGAAAGCCAGCCACTAACCATGAAAAACCCCAGCTTCATCAAAACCATCACAAACCACAGCCTCACCACCTTCGGACGCATCATCCTCTCCATCAACATGCTCGCCGTCATATTCACCGCACTACGCCTCGCCAAGATCATCGACTGGAGCTGGTGGCTCATCCTCCTACCCATCTGGGGACCAGCAGCCTACTTCACACTCGTCATCGGCGGCTGCACCATCTGCATGACCGCCGCCGCCATCCTCAACCACATCGACAAACCAAAAACACCAACAAACAAGAAAGAAGCCCAATGAGCGTAGACACCACACAACAAGCACTGGACGCGCTCGCAACAGCCGGCCTCGGCGACGAAACCCCAGCCGAATCCTACGTAATCGGCTACAAAACCGGATGGGACCAAGCACTCGCGCTCGCCATCAGAATCGAAAACGCAATCAACAACGAAAACACGGAGGAAACCAAATGAAACTCCTCAACCGCATCTTCAAAAACTGGACAATCGAGGAATTCACCGGCCTGCTCTTCCTCACCATCACCGGCATCACCGCAATCATCGCAGCACTGCTGATCTGGCTCCTCGCATACACCATCACCCACATCAACGACCCAGCACCACAACCAAAACAAACCACCAGCCAATACATCGACCACCAAGGCGACGTGAAACGCCTCTGCCTCACCTACAAAACCGGCGACCACGTCGACGCCATCAGCTGCACCCTCCTCAACGACACCGGAAACCAACAATGACCGAAAAACAAGGCAAAATCCTCACCTACCGGCAAATCAAACAAGCGCTCGCCGACTGGTACAAACGCAACCGGTTCCTCACCACCGAAGAAGCGCTCACCCGCGAGGCCGGATTCATCTACGACAACTACGGCACCAACTACTACATCGAATACCCGCCACCACCACCAAGCGAACAGCCCATGCGACAATAGAAGCGGGCATGAAGCCAACAGCAACAACAACGTAGAAATCCAAGGAAGGAACACCATCATGCCCACACCCGCCCAACAGTTCGACAACAACCTGCGCTCGCTGAAGGACGGGTGGGGCGTGCTGTGTCTGATCGCCGCGAAGAAGGCGAGCATCATGGTGCGCAGCACCGGGAACGGCACGCATAGCATCGCGCCGATTCCGGTGAACATCGACGCATGGCAGTTGAAGCAGGACATCGACCTGCTGGCCAGAAGGCTTGTGAGGGCTGCTGGATTGCACGCGCACCACGGCATGGACGTGCCTGGATTGCTCAAGGGCGTGATACTGCATGAGTCGAAGCTGCTGCAGCGCGACGACTCCGAACCGATCATGGAGACGGTGGCCGTCATCGCGAAGCGACTGGATAGGATGCTGAACCCGCCGCCGGCGTGCAAGATGATCGGCCCGTGCCCGAAATGCGGGTGCGAATTGTGGTGCACGCCGCTCGAACTGACCTCCGGCTACAAGGCGTGCGACCGGTGCCTCGGCGAATGGCGCATCAAGGATGTGCAGCGGGCGAGCGTGCTGCGTCTCGCCCTCGGCGGGGCAAGGGGAACCGCCGCCGGGATAGCGAGGTGGATGGATCCCTATGGCGTGGCGGTCAAACCGAACACGATAACGAAATGGGCGAAGCGCGGCATACTGGAACCGGTCGGCGTGGACGATGCGGGAGACCCGGTGTACAACGTGTGGGATGTGTGGACAGCGTTCACCAGTCGTTCGAAGGACAAATGACACGCCGATGGTTTTGACATCCGCAAACTGTCACCGCTAAGACTACTAGTGTTGGTTATTTCTGTAACCACATGGATACTTGCAAACCCCGGGCGCTGAGCGCTCCGGGGTTTTCTTATGCCCGAACCCGTGAAGGGAGGCCAATATGACGGCTCCCAGCAGGAAGATCAGGAAGGGCGGCCGCCAGTTCGAGAAGGACCGCAAGGCGTTCTTCGCCAAGTGCAAGCGGGAGCGTGCGGTCTGCTGGCTTTGCGGAATGCCCATCGACTACGACGCGCCGCAGAACACCACGGACGACTCGTACAACCTCGACCACTTCTACCCGGTGACCAAACGCCCAGACCTCCAGCATGACCCTGCAGGCTTCAGACCGAGCCACACGCAATGCAACAACCTTCGAGGCAACAAGGATCCGGCAACGCCGATCGGCACACTGTCAAGGCAATGGATACGCACAGCATAGGAGCAACCACCATGACCGACATCGAGGAACCAGTCAAGACCCAGCAAGGCGAAACCATAAGGGAAACGCATCAGCCCATCACCCTGCACATCTCGGCAAGCGTCGGCGACTACGACGCCAACCTCGCCGACATCGAAGTGGACCTGCCCATCGACATGGAACCGTGGAAGAGCGGCAACACCCTGTTCGTTCCGAAAACCGACGCTTCATCGCTCACAAAACGCCTCACCAAAGGCATCAACGCCTTCATCGAGGCGTTCGCCGACCGGTAGGGGCGTTCGAATCGCTGGAACGGCTCGCGCCGGAAGACTACCCGCGTGCCCGCAGTTCCTCTCCCTCCGAAAATGACCACCCCATCGCGCGTGCGCGCGGGAAAGGAGCCGAAGTGGCGAATCTGAAAATCGAGACCATGCCAGTCGGCGACCTCACCGCCTACCATCGCAACCCGCGTCGCGGCAACGTCAATGCCATCGCTGAAAGCCTCAAGGCGCGCGGACAATACAAGCCCATCGTCGTCAACAAGGGCACCAAGACCGGCATCGCCAATGAGATACTCGCCGGTAACCACACATGGCAGGCCGCCAAGAGCCTCGGCTGGACGACCATCGAAACCGTGACCGTCGACCTCGACGCGGATCAGGCCGCGCAGATCGTGCTCGCCGACAATCGCATCGCCGACCTCGGCGGCTACGACACCGACGCGCTCGCCGAACTGTTGGAGGGCATCGAACAGCCGACTGTGGGCACCGGATACAGCGCCGACGACATCGCCGAGATCATCGCCGCCGCGAGACCCGCGCCCAATGAGCTCAAAGACCCCGACGACGTGCCATCGGTGCCGAAGAAGCCCTATACGAAGCCCGGCCAGATATGGAGGCTCGGCGACAGCCTGCTCGTCGTCGGCTCCAGCACCGACGAACAGCTCATCACCAAGGCGGCCGGCATGATCGGCCAGCCATCATGCATCTGGACGGACCCGCCCTACGGCGTCGCCTACCAGGGCGGCACCAAGGAGCATCTCACCATCGAGAATGACAACGACCCCAACAAGGCCGTCGAAATCACCAAACAGGCCATGCAGGTCGCCACCAAGATCTGCAAGCCAGGATGCCCGTTCTACATGGCCCACTCTGACAGCCTGCGCGTCCAATTCCAGCAGGCGGTCGAATCCATCGGCCTCAGATGGCGGCAGACCCTCATCTGGGTCAAAGACCAATTCACGCTAGGCCACTCCGACTACCAGCAGCAGACCGAACCGATAGCCGCCGGCAACCTGCCCGACAAGCCGCTCACCGAATACGAGCCCATCGGCTACGGATTCACGCGGGGGGGGCGGCCGTCTCGGCCGAGGAAGCGCGAACTGGCGCGGCGACAACAAACAATCGACCGTCCTGCAATTCCCCAAGCCCAAAGCCAACAGGGAGCATCCGACGATGAAACCCGTTGAACTCATCCAAAGCATGCTCAAAAACAGCTGCAGGCCTGGCGGCATCGTCTACGACCCGTTCGCCGGCAGCGGCTCCACGCTCATCGCCGCCCACGGGCTGCGCATGAAAGCGCTCGCCGTCGAACTCGACCCGAAATACGCCGACGTGATCTGCCGGCGATTCCAGGAATACACCGGCATCATGCCGGAACTCGACGGCAAGCCACACGACTTCACCGCAAGCGACTGAAAGAAGGTGAGGAACATTGACCGCCGAAACCGACGCCAAGGCCCTCAACCTGTTCCTCGCCGCCACCCCGATCGGCCAGATCAAAACCAAGATGGGCTACCGGTCGACCACCAGCGCGATGGCCGCCATAACACGCGCCCTCAAAAGCGCACGCTCAGGCAAAAACCCGGACACCGCGCGAAGCATCGAAATCGAACGCCTCGACAGCATCTACCGGCAGATCTACCCGCTCGCCCTCCAACAGGACGCCAAAGCCATAGACCAATGCCTCAAGATCGGCGAACAACGCCTCCGACTCATCGACGCGCCCACCAAAAAACAGAAAGGCCTGCTCAAAGCCTACGAAGACAGCGTCAAAGCGCTCGCCGACCGGCTCAAACCCGAAGACGCGGCGCTCATCCAATCAGGCCGCATGATCGCCAGCCAAATCGACTACGCGGTCACCCACTGCACCGGCATCGAAGTCACCAAGGCCCTCTACCTCATGCCCCACCTCATGAACGTCCTGCGCGAACTGGGAGCCACACCGGACGCGCGAGGCACCGTTCAGGCGGCCGTCAAGGAAGTCAAACCGATCGCCGACGAATTCGAGGAATACCTGGCCAAAACCACCTAGGAGCAAGCATGCAATCCGGCGAGATCCACGACGACGCGCACGGCATCACAACCCCGAGAATCTACACGCAGCCACTACGCCCGCTCACGCCGGAAACCTCCGACGGCTGGCTCGTCATCGAATTCGCCGAACGATTCCTCCACGTCCACCTCTACCCATGGCAGAAATGGCTGCTCATCCACGGGCTCGAAACCAACCCCGACGGATCCTACCGGTTCCGCCGCGTTGTCGCCGAAGTCGCCCGCCAGAACGGCAAAACCACGGTAATGAGCGTCCTATGCGCATGGTGGCTGTTCGTCGACTCAGGCCGCCGGCCGGAACTCTCCCCATCATGGAAGTTCCTGGTCGTCGGAGCCGCCCAGACCCTCGACAACGCCAGAGCCCCATACGCAGCCGTGCTCAACTGGTGCAACCCGACGCCGCAAACCGACGAAGAGGCCGCGCTCGCCGTGCCAGCATTGCAGAAGCGCGTGCAGCGCGTCAACAACAGCCACGGCGAGGAAGCGATCATCTGCCGCAACAAGGCGCAGTACATCGTGCGCGCCGACAAGAACATCCGCTCCAAGTCGGCCAGCCGCGTCGTGTTCGACGAATTGCGAGAACAGCACACCGACGACGGCTGGAACGCGGTCTCGCAGACCACGAAGGCCATCTGGTCGAGCCAATTGTGGGGCATCAGCAACGCCGGCGACTATCGCAGCGTGGTGCTGCGCCGCGTCGTTGACGAAGGCCGCCGCCTGTCCGAATCGTGGAGCGCGAGCGTGGAGACCGGCCGGCAGAGCGTCGATGAGTGGACGGAGGCGCATGACGCATCATATGGATACTTCGAATGGAGCGCGCCCGATGGGTGCGAGCTCGACGACCTCGACGGCATCCGCCAGGCCAACCCCTCGATGGGTTACGGGCCGATGACCTACCGGAGCATCATCGCCGACATCAACGGCATGACCGAGGCGGCGTACCGCACCGAGGTGCTCTGCCAATGGGTCACCGCCGACATCATCCCGTTCCTCGACCCGAAGCAGTGGAAGCGTGGCATCGACAAACAATCCACGATACCGTTCGACAACCGCGTGGTGCTCAGCGTGGACACTTCGGCGGACCGTGAGACCACGTACATCGCCGCCGCCGGCTACAGGGCCGACGGGCTGCCGCATGTGGAACTGATCATGCGCCGCGACGGCATGCTCTGGGTGCCGAAATATCTGGGCCTGCTGCGCGAATCGTGGCCGAACATCACCGAGATCGCCATCCAGTCGAAAGGCTGCCCGGCCGTCGACTTCTGCGACCCGCTGAGCGAGGCCGGCTGGACCGTGCATCTCATCGAAGGCTTCAGGGTGGGTGCCTGCACCGGCAGGTTCAAGGACCGTGTCAAGGAAGGCAAGCTCAGGCATCTGCCGCAACCCGCCATCGAACAGCAGGTGAGCGTGGCCATCACCAGACGGCTCGGCGAGGTCGAGGTATGGGACAGGCAGAAAAGCGCCATGCACATCAGCGGCCTCATCGCCGAGAGCCAGGCGCTCTACGCATTGGAAACCATGACCGACGACGCGGCGAAACCACTGCGCAGCGCCTACGACAGCGAGACCGGCCACGGGCTGCTCGTTCTTTGAAAGGAGGTTGAACCTTGGGCATCTGGCAGAAACTCACCGGCATATTCCGCCCGACCTATCGAATCAGCTTCGACATGACCGACGCGATGACCCTCATCCAAGGGCAGACGGAAACCGAGCTCTACAAGACGCAGCCGCACCTGCGCACCGTCATCAGCTTCCTCGCCGACAACGTCGCGCAGGTCGGGTTAAAGGAATTCCGCCGCGTCTCCGACACCGACCGTCAGCGCATCACCGATTCGCCGCTCATCAACCTGCTCAAACAGCCGAACCCAGACATGACCGGCTTCGAACTGCTCAGGCAGCTCACCGCCGATCTCGCGCTGCACGACGTGGCCTACTGGATCGTCACCAAATCGCCGGAACGCAATGAGGAACGATTCGGCGGCTGGCAGATACGGCCGATACCACCGTCATGGGTGACCGCCAAACAGGATGGCAACGTGTTCGCCCCCGGATCCTACCGCGTGGACTCCGGCCTCGGCCAAGGCTGGACCGACGTGCCGGCCGAGAACATGCTCGTATTCCACGGCTGGAACCCCAACGACCCGACCACAGGCGTCACACCGGTCATGGCGTTGAAGGACATCATCAACGAACAGATACAGGCGTGGAGCTACCGCACGCAGACCTGGCAGCGCGGAGGCCGAGTGGGCACCGTGCTCGTCAGGCCGAAGGACGCGCCCCAATGGGACGACACCGCGCGCGAACGCTTCGCCCGAGACTGGAAGGAATTCACCGACAAGGGTGCGCGCGCCGGCTCGACCCCACTGCTCGAAGACGGCATGGAACTCAAACGGCTCGGATTCAACGCACGCGAGGAGGAATTCAGCGAGGTCACGAAACTCTCGCTGCAGACCGTCGCCAGCGTCTACCACGTCAGCCCCGTCATGGTCGGCATCCTCGACAACGCGAACTTCAGCAACACCAAGGAATTCCGCAAAATGCTGTATTCGGAGACCCTCGGGCCGACGATGCGCATGATCGAGGACCGCATCAACATGTTCCTCGCCCCGATGGTCGGAGCCGACCCGCTCGACTACGTCGAATTCGACATCCGCGCGAAACTCGCCGGCGACTTCGAGGAAATGGCCAGCGTGCTCTCCACCTCCGTGGGAGCCCCGTGGGTCACCGTCAACGAGGCGCGCGGCTGGCAGAACCTGCCGCACATCGACGGCGGCGACGGGCTCACCGTGCCGCTCAACGTCACGCAGGGAGGCCAGGCCAGCCCGCAGGACGGCGGCGACCCCAAACGCCCGCCAGCATCCGACGATACAGCCAAGGCGAACGTCATCGTCGAATGGAGGAAGCGCCTCGACAACAGCGTGCGCAGCAAACTCGGCGCAGGCATCGACGTGGAGCGCATCGACTGGCTCAAATGGCAGAACGAACTCCAAGCCGACCTAACCGTCACCGCAGGCCTCAACCAATTCGACGCCGGCATCACCGCCATCGGAGAAACCCGCAAAGCACACGACGAATACGCAAAGGAGCAACAGGATGCGAATCAAACGGCTTGACTGCCGGTTCAAAACCGGTGACGACGAAGACGGCGGCGATCTCGCCGAAGGCGAATTCATCGCCTACCCGTCCACGTTCACCCGCCAACCAGACTGCTACGGCGACGTGGTGGCCCCCGGAGCCTTCCTCGACTCGATCAAGGCATGGAAGGAAAGCGGCAACACCATGCCCGTGCTCTACGGGCACCGCATGGACGACCCCGACTACAACATCGGCGGAGTGACCGACATGGGCGAAGACGACCACGGCTGGTGGATACGCGGCAGCTTCGACATGGATTCCCCGAAGGCCGCGCAGACCTACCGGCTCGTCAAAGCCAAACGACTCTCACAGCTGTCCTTCGCGTTCGACGTGGACGACGAAGCGACCGTCACCCTCGACGACGGCACCAAAGCCAACGAACTGAGGAAACTCACCGTCTACGAGGCCAGCTTCGTGCCCATCGGCGCGAACCAGGACACCAGCGTCATAGCCATCAAAAGCATGGCCGAACCATTCGAGAAGGCCGGCCGCGTGTTGAGCGCCGCGAACATGGAGATGCTCACCGCCATCTCCGAGAACCTGGCCGGCGCTTCCAAACAGATGAAGGATTTTCTGGCATCGGCTGCAGCCGTGCCGGATGAAGGTAACAAACAGAGCGAAGGTGCGAAGGCATCGGAACCCGACGAAGCCAAGAACGAGGATCCCGAAAAGGACAAGTCCGAGGAGCGGAAACGGAAAGCCGAAGCAAAAGCGCTCGACCTCGCAATCCAATTAGCCCTCAAAGGGCAGAAAGGAGAATGAGCATGTCTCTTCTCGAAAAGCGAGCCGAGCTCATGGCGAAGCTCAAGGAATTCCAGCCGGCACTCAAGGCTGGCAACGTATCCGATGAGGATGCTGCGACCGTCCAAAGCCTGCTCGACCAGGTCAACGAACTCGACAAGCAGATCGCCGAAGCGAAGAAGCAGGCCGACATGGTCGCCAAGATCGGCGCGCTCGCATCCAGCGAGCCCACGCCGACCGGCAACGACACCGGTGATCAGGGCGACGAACAGCCGGCGAAATCCGCCGGCGAACTGTTCGTCAAGTCCTTCAGGAAGAACGTCGGCTCCAAGCTGAAGGCCGGTTATGCGGTCGAATTCAAGGCCGCGAACGACACCCAGCTGGTGGGCGACTCCACCGGCGCGTTCGCGCCCTACACGGTGCAGACCGACCAGCAGGCGGTCTTCCCCTACCAGCGTCCGCTCGTGGTCGCCGACCTGTTCAGCCAGGGCACCATGGGAGCCTCCACGAACGCCGTCAAATACCCGGTGTTCGGAGTGCTCGAAGGCTCCGCCGGAACCGTCGCCGAAGGCGGTCTCAAACCGCAGCTGCACTTCCCGGATCCGACGTGGAAGACCGACGACCTCAAGGAGGTGGCCGGCTGGTTCGCCGTAAGCGACAACATGCTCGACGATCTGGACTGGCTGCGCAGCGAGATCACCGACTTCGCCGCCTACAACATCCAGCTGCTCGAGGAGACCCAGCTGCTCTCCGGCGACGGAGCCGACAACAACATCGACGGCCTGTTCAACCGCGAGATCCAGACCCTCGCCAAGGGCACCGACTCCGACGCCGACCGCATCTTCAAGTGCCGCAAGCTCATCGCCACCGCAACCGGATTCCAGCCGGACGGCATCGTCATCAACCCCACCGACTACGAGGCCATCCGCCTGTCCAAGGACGCGAACGGCCAGTACTTCGGCGGCGGCTTCTTCACCGGCCAGTACTGCCAGGGCGGCATCATGCAGGATCCGCCGCTGTGGGGCGTCAAGACCGTGGTCACCGAAGCCATCGCACCCGGCACCGCGCTCGTCGGCGCGTTCAAGGCCGGCGGCAAGGTGCTGCGCAAGGGCGGCCTCCGCGTCGAATCCACCAACGCGCACGCCGACTACTTCATCAACGACAAGGTCGCGATCCGCCTCAAGGAACGCCTCACCCTGCAGGTGAAGTACCCGAAGGCGTTCGTCAAGGTCGAACTCGGCAAGGCCGGCAAGTGAGCCAAGCCATGAGCGACATCACCAAGCGGATGCGGATCGTCGACGACAACGCCGGCGACCCGACCCAGTATGCGACCCCGATGGTCGTCACCGGCAGCGACGGCAACCCCATCGACCTGAACGCCGGCGGCGGCCAGACCATCACCAGCGTGACCGCCACCGCTCTGCCGGCAGGTGCCACGCCAACCGCCACCCTCGCCGAAGGCGTGCTCACCATCGGCATCCCTGCAGGCGAGAAAGGCGACCCCGGCACCAACGGCAGCGACGGCAAACCCGGTACCAACGGAACCAACGGCGTGGGAGTGCAGGAGATCGAACTCACCACCGACGCGGCAGGCAAGCTCACCGCAGCCACATGGACCGACACCAACGGCGGAACCCATGCCGCAACGGTGAGCGTGAAACAGGCCGACGCGCCGTCCGGCATCACCGAATGACACAAGAAGGAGGAAGAGCCCGATGGCAGCGAATCCCAAAGGCACCCCGGACATCATCGAGAACCCCGACGAATTCACCGCCGACGGGCTCTTCTTCCTCCGTGCCGCACAGGCCGCCATACGCCGCGAATGCGGATGGCACATCACACCAAGCTGGACGCACACCATACGCCTCGACGGCTACGGCGGATCCACGCTCATACTGCCCTCCAGCCACGTCACCGACATCACCGGCCTCGAATACGACAGCACCGACCACGTCGATGACATCGACTGGTCAGAGAAAGGCACCGTGGTATTACGCCACGGCACCCTGCCCGACAGGCCCGGAGCGATACGCATCACCCTCACCGACGGCTGGGATCCCGAAGACGTGCCCGAACTGCACGCGCTCATGCTCGCCATCGCCAAACGTGCGGCCAGCGCTCCGGCACCCATATCGTCGCAAAGCGTCAACGGCAGCTCCATCAGCTACCTGACCAACGGGGGAGCGCCACTCGGCCTGCAGCTCTTCGAATCCGAGAAACGCCAACTCGACCCCTACCGGCTCACCTGGGGGGCGCGAACCCTATGAACGCCATCGACTTCATCAACGCCGGCAACAGCGGATTCACGCTCAACGGAGCCACCATATTCAACCGGCTGCGCGCCAGACGCATCCCACGGGCCATGAACCCGAAGCAAACCGATGAGGACTGGGACAACCCCGACATCATCGAACTGCGCGGCGCGCTCGCCACATCCACCAGCACGCGGATCCCGGACGCATTGAACGCGGAAACCACCAGCACCGCCGTGCTCACCATCGACAATCCCAAAGCCGACGTGCGCATCGGCGACCGCATCACGCCCAGCCCATGCGACGGACGCATCTGGGAGGTCACCGGCTTCCCCAGCAACGACGTGAACGCCTTCAGCGGCTGGCAGCCGACCCTCGAAATCCAGCTCACCGAATGGAAGGGATGACATCATGCCGGCAGCAGGACAGACCACCATCGACTTCAACGAAGCGTTCTTCGACGAGATCCTCAACTCCGCCGGAGTGCGCGCCATGACCCGAGGTGCCGCCGAGAAGGCGCTCGCCGAAGCGAAACGCAACGCCCCGGTGGACACCGGCGCATACCGTGACGGTCTCGGCGTGCAGGCCGTGCAGCACGCGCACCGCACCACCTACATGGTCGTCGGCAACGACGCGAAGACCATGCTCGTCGAATCGCAGACCGGCAACCTGCGCAAGGCGCTGCGGGCGGCGAAATCATGAGCGTCATCGCACCTGACATGGAGCAATGGCTCTGCGACCACCTGCGCACGCGCATCCGCGACGTGCCTGGAATCCAAATCGACAACCGCAAGCCCGACGACTACCACGGCGCATACCCGCTCGTCACCATACGCGACGACAGCGGCCCCGGCGACGGGCTCGCCCAATTCGACCGGAGCATCGGCGTCAACGTCTACGGATGGACGCGCACGCACGACCAGCCATGCAAGGCGCTCGCACGCCGCATCCAGTCGATCCTCATGGACGACTCCATCACATCGGCCGAAGCGTCGCCGATCATCGCGGTCGACGCCTCCCAATCAAACGGCCCCTACGTGGTCGCCGAGAACGCGCCCACCGCCCACTACTACCTGATCATCGCCTATTCGGTGATCGGCGAAATCCAATAACCAACCAACAACACCGAAAGGAACACATCATGACAGCAGACGCCCAGGGCAACGACCTGACCAGTGTCAAATACGTCGTCAACTCCAAGATCATCGTCGCCCCATACGACCCGGCGGTGAAACTCACCGCATCGATGATCGCCAAAACCGTAGCCGACCCGATCACCACGCTCAAGGACATCTTCAGCAAAGGCCACGCGGTCGGCCTGATCACCAGCGACGGAGCACCCCAGGACGCACGAGACTCCGACGACGCCACCGAATTCCACCAGCCCGGCTACATGCTCAACGCCGACCCGAACCTCACCCTCGCGTTCACCGTCGCCGAAGACAACGAAACCGTGCGAGCCATGACCATCGGCACCCCCGACGCCGATGGCGTCTACCACGTCAGCGACACCATCCAGGACTCCAAGTGGATCGCCTATCAGGAAACCCACTACAAGACCGGCACCATCCGCCGCCGACTCGGAGTCCTGCAGACCACCGGCAGCGAACCCGCACAGGATACGCGCGGCGAAGTCTCCGGCATCGCGCTCACCACCACCTGGCAGAAGGACGGCATCGTCGACGACGGCAACAGCCGCTACCTGCAGTCCTACTACACTCCCGGCACCACCGCCGGCTCCGGATCCGGCAAAACCGCCTGAACCACCAACGTCCCTCGCATGAGCTTCTCCCATCGGCATGCGAGGGACCCTCACCGATGGGAGCACACCGATAGGAGAACCCAATGACCACCACCGCCAAGGAATGGACACTCACCCCCGCCGACTTCGACGACTGGGACGAAACCAAGGAAAAAGAAGCGCTCGCCATCGTAGCCGAGAACACGAAGGTGCGGCACATCATCAAGAACAGCGAATACTGGGCGCTCGCACCCGGAGGCGCAATCTACAAGCTGCCCCTCTACCTGAGCATCGCCGACTTCGAGAAACTCTCCGCCGCCGAGACCGACGCGGAAAGCATCGAACAGGTCAAACTCATCCTCACCGCGTTCGCAGGCGAGGAACAGGCACGCAAACTCGAACACGAACCCCACCAGGTCGCCATCAACCTGCTCATGGACTACGGCGCAACCCTCGCCAAGACACAGGGTGCCGACTTGGGAAAATCCGTGGATTCGTCCAACAGCTCAACTCCGAAGACGGAGTGAGGATCCGCGCCGACTTCACCAAAGCCGGCTGGAGCCTCGAACGCGACCTCGGCCGACGGCTACGCTACGCGGACGCGATAAGCCTCCACGAAGCCATGAGCTGCGACCCAGCAACCTACACGGGAGCCAAAGCCATCGGCCTCGCATTCCCCATGAACGCCACCGACTTCACCATCCTCCAAGCCATCGGAGCCCACAAACTCGTCGGCACCGGCACCGACGGCGAACCGGCGGATGGGCAAGCCGAAAAACCAACGCCCACGGAGATACGCGAAGCGGTCGCCCACGAAAGCGCCCTATTCAACATGTAAACCAACGAAGGAGGTCACCCGATGGCGGGAGGCGCAGAGGTCGGAACCGGCCACATCTCAATCTTCCCAGTGATGAACGGCTTCAGAAGCGCCGTCAACAAGGAGATGAAGGCCGCCGGCAAAACCGGATCGAACACCTTCGGCAAGGCGTTCGGCACCGGCAAGAAAATCGGCAACAGCTTCGGAACCTCCTTCAAAAACGGATTCAAGGGAGCCGGCGGCAAAGCGCTCGCCGACGACATCCTCAAACCGTTCAAACGCGACGTGGCGCAGGCCAGCTCCAAGGCCAGCGCCGCGCTGCTCAACTACAAGCAGTCAACCGTCGCCGTCACCGCCGCGCAGGAACGCCTCAACGCGGCAGTGGCGAAATACGGTGCCGACAGCACGCAGGCGCAGGCCGCCGCCATCAAGGTCGAACAGGCGCAGCTGCGCCAATCCATCGCGCTCGACAAATCCAATCAGGCCGCGCAGAAGCTCGCAGACGCGAAACAGGCTCTCAGGGCCGCCGAATCAGAACTCGCCATGAACGCCGGGAAGACCACCGCATCGTTCAAGACGATGGCAAGCTCGTTCGCCGCAGGCTTCTCCAGCATCAGCCGAGGCCAGAGCTCGTTCACCGGCCTCTCAGGCGCTCTCGGCGGGCTCGTCAACAGCCTGCTCGGCGTGGACGCGATATGGAAGCCATTGGGCGCGAAGATAGGCGGCTTCGCAAGCACCGCCGTCTCCAAGCTCAGCGGCTTCGCCGTGCAGGCCGGCGCGAAAATCCAAACCGGTCTCAAAAGCGCCATCGACGCCGCCCAACAGACCCTCAAAGGCTGGGGCAGCGGAATCGCCGCCACCGTGTCCAATATCGCCAAACCGATCGGCAGCGCGATAAGCACCTGGACGGCACCGATCCGCGACTGGGGCAGCAGAACCGGCAACACCATCAAAACCGCCGTCACCACATGGACCGAACCCATCCGATCGTTTGGCGGGAAAATCGGCTCGGCCATCGGCAACGTCGCAGGCACCGTAGGACAGAAACTCGCCCCGGTCGCCAACGTCGCCAAAAACTACTTCGGCAACATCGCCACCGCCGCAAGCGCCGTATGGGCAAAACTCCCGGCCGGAGCGCAAAGCGCGGCGGGAACCATCGGCAGCACGCTCGGCAACCTCGCCTCCAGCGCCGGCAACGCCTTCAAGAACCTCGCCAGCGAAGCCGGCTCGCACCTCAAGAGCCTCGCCACCGGAGCCGTAGCCGCCGTGGGCGCTGGCATCACCGCCATCGGTGCCACCGTGCTCGCCACCGGCAAACAGGCGCTCGCCGCCTACGCATCATGGGAGCAGGCGGTCGGCGGTGTCGACACCCTGTTCAAGGACGCTTCCGGCACCGTGCAGAAGTACGCCTCCGAAGCGTACAAGACCGCCGGGCTCGGTGCGAACGACTATATGAATCAGGTCACGAGCTTCGCCGCAAGCCTCGTGAGCTCGCTTGGCGGCGATACCGCCAAGGCCGCCGAGATGGGCAATCAGGCCATCATCGACATGTCGGACAACGCCAACAAGATGGGCACCGACATCGGCAGCATCCAGCAGACCTACCAGTCGCTCGCCCGTGGCAACTACGCCATGCTCGACAATCTGAAGCTCGGCTACGGCGGCACGAAGACCGAGATGCAGCGCCTCATCTCCGACGCCAACAAGCTGCCGGGCGTGCTCAAGGACGGCAACGACCTGAGCATCGACAGCTTCAGCGACGTGGTGGAGGCCATCAGCCGTGTCCAGAAGCAGATGGGCATCAGCGGCACCACGGCACGCGAGGCGGCGACCACCATCGAGGGATCCGTGAACTCGATGAAGGCCGCATGGCAGAACTGGCTCGCGGGCCTTGGCAACAGCAACGCCGACATGAGCGCGTTGAGCCAGCAGCTCAGCGAAAGCATCGGCACGGCGCTGAAGAACATCCTGCCCCGCGTCGGCCAGATCGCCAAGGGAGTGGTGGCTGCCATACCGTCGCTGTTCGGCGACCTCGTGACCCTGCTGCCCAAACCATTCCAGACCGCCATCAACGCCGTCACCGACGTGTTCAGTGGGCTCGGCAAAATGGTCGCCCCGGTGAAAAACGCGATGGCACCGCTGCTCGCGGCGTTCATGGCGTTGGGAGCCGGAGGCATCGCACCGCTCCTATCCAAGATCCCGCTGCTCGGCGGCGTGCTCGGCGGACTGCAAGGCCCGCTGGCCGCGTTGGGCGGACCCATCGGCATCGTCGTCGCGGCGTTGGGCACGCTCATCGCCACGGTGCCGGAACTGCGCAACGCCTTCGGCACGCAGATCACCGGCGCGTTCAACCTGTTCAAGAACACGATCGCGGGAATGAAGCCGACGTTCGATGCGTTCGGCAAAAGCCTGCAGGACATGTTCAACCAGGTCATGCCGGTGATCACCGCTTCGGTCGCGGCGCTCATCCCGGTGTTCGGCGACATACTCCAATCGCTGGCACCGCTCATCCCGACGATCATCGAACCGCTCATGAACGCGCTCAGCTCGCTCATGCCGGTCATCGGCCAGATCGTCACGAGCCTGCTGCCGCCGCTCACCGATGTCATAACCGCCCTGCTGCCACCTGCGCAGCAGATCATCGCCATGATCACGCAGATAGCCGGCCAAGTGCTCGAAGCGCTCATGCCGGCCATCCAGCAGATCATCGGATTCATCGGCCAACTGGCGGCGATAATCGGCCCGATCATCGAACAGCTGGTGCCGGTCATCAGCCAGGCCGTGGAAGGCATCGTCGCTATCCTGCAGCAGCTCATGCCGATAATCCAAGGCATCATCGCAGTGGTCTCCGGCGTGATCAACGCGATCGTCGGATTCATCAACGGCACCCTGCTGCCAGCAGTGCAGGCCATGCTCCCATACGTGTCCGGCGTGATCGACGGCATCAGCGGCGTCATCCAAGCCGTGGTAGGCATCGTATCCGGCGTCATCAACATGGTCAGCTCGATAATCCACGGCGACTGGCAAGGCGCATGGGACGCATTCAAAAGCATCCTCTCCAGTGCTGCGAGCGGCGTGGGAAGCGCGTTGAACGGCATCATCAGCGCCATCAAAGGCGTGTTCGCTGGAGCCGGCTCGCTCCTCAAAAGCGCCGGCCAAGCCATAGTCCAAGGCCTCATCGACGGCATCACCGGCATGATCAGCTCAGCCGGCAGCGCCATCAAAAGCGTCATGGACACCATCAGCTCGTTCATCCCGCACTCGCCGGCGAAACGCGGCCCATTCAGCGGCCGAGGCTGGACCCCGCACCGAGGCCGAGCGCTCGTAGAAGGCCTCATCGAAGGCATGGACGACGCAGGCCCCGACGCCACCAAATCCATCCGCAACGTCATGACCGGCATCAGCGGAGCCATGCACGCCAACGGCCAGATCGACGCCACCACCGCAACCGGCACCACGGCGCTCGCCGCCACGGGAACCGGAAGCCTGACGGATCTCATCACCGAGATACAAGGCCTCCGCTCCGACCTGCAGGCGTTCCACGACGACATCGGGCCGATCATCGCGCAATACGCGCCGACCATGACCATCCGCGAAACCAAGCGCATGCTCGGCATAGTCCAAGGAGGCACCCGATGAGAACCATGACCTACAGCTGCGGCGTCACACCGCATCGAATGGTCGACCTCATCGACCCCAAAGGCATCATGGTCAACCGCATCGAACCATTGCGCACCCACGCATGGGATGTGGAACTCGCAGCCCACGGCATCGACTCGGCGACACTCAAAGCCGACAGCATCCAACTCGAGGCAAAATGCGCCGAACTGTCGATGCTGGACACGGCAAGCGACCTGTTCGACGCCGACATGCGCATGGTCGCCACGATGGGAAGGAAAGCCGCCGGCACCATCAACGTCGACGGCTGGACACAATCAGCGCTCATCACCGGCATAGAACCATCACGCGACCTGCCGGCACCAGCCAAATACTCGCTCACCGTCGCCCTCCTAGACGGCGTATGGCGAAAACCGGCCGCACTGCAGCACTTCCTCTCCGACGACCTGCAACCCGGCCTCTACCTCGATTTCCCATACGATTTCCCATACGACTACAAGGCACCATTGCGAGGCATGACCGTCACCAACCCCATGGGAGCGGCCATGCCATTCCAACTGGTCATCTTCGGCCCCTGCACCAACCCGGCGATCACCATCGGCGGCAACCGGTACGAACTGGCCATGACCATACCGGTCGGAGCCAGAGTCACCATCGACAGCCAGACAGGCCATAAAACCATCACCATGACCGACATCAACGGCGACACCACCAACGTGTTCGACAAAGCCCAACGCGGCAACGGACTCAACGGCGGACGCTACATCTTCCAACCGATACCATCCGGCGACACCCACGCCCAATGGGACGGCTTCGGATGGGACCTCACAGTAATCCAGGAAAGGAGCGCACCGGCATGGCTGACCTCATAATCACCGACGGCGCTCGCAGGCCGATCGCCTCCCTGGACGACTATGAGCTGGATCTCGCCTACGGCAGCGACGAGAACGACTTCAAGCTCACCTGCATGCCGCAACCCGTGGCCGGCGCGCTGGTCATGATGGACGGCACCGAATACGGCGGCATGGTCACCGTTCGGAACACCGACGGCAGCGTGGAAGGCCCCACCTGGCACGGCATGCTCGCCCGCCGCATCCTCCAACCAGACGCGGGCAAGGACTATCTGACCGTGAGCGGCAACGCCGCCACGATACTCAACAACCTGTTCAAACGCATCGGCCTCGACGGCCTGTTCGTCGCTTCCGCCAGCACGGTGGGCATCGGCAACTGGCAGTTCGACCGGTACGTTGACGCCTACACGGGCATCACGAAGATGCTCACGGCGAACAACGCGAAGATGCGGCTCACATGGCTCGACGGCATGGTCAGGGCAAGCGTGCTGCCGGTCGACCATTACGGCGACACCATCGACAGCGACCTGCTCACCTTCCAGGCATCGCTCGACTCGCAGCCGGTCAACCATCTCATCGGCCTCGGCCAGGGCGACCTGCACGAGCGCGTGGTAGTCCACTGGTACGCCGACCGCAACGGCAAGGTCAGCCAGACGAAAACACTCACCGGCCTCGCCGAATACGTGGCCATCTACGACTACAGCAACGCCAAAGCCGATGAGCTCAACGAAAAGACCCGCGAGAAGCTCGAGGAACTCCAGACGCAGGGCGGCGTGAGCGTCACCCTCAACGACCGGAATCTCATCATGGATGTTGGCGACACCGTCACCGGCCGAGACAACCGGCTCGGCATCACGCTCACCGTGCCAGTCGCCAAGAAGATCGTCAAGGTGTCCGACGGGATCATGAGCGTCGACTACGAGTGCGGCACCGCCGACGGCGTGACCACCAGCCTCAACGGCACGGCCGAATCCGGTGGTGCCGGAGCCTACTACGCGGACGGCACCACCATCACCATGAAAAACAACACGTTCAGCGCGGTCGTCACCCCCGACCGGGTGGAAGCCGTGGAGAAAACCGCCTACGAAGCGCACACGCTCGCCTCCAACTACTCGGCAGAGATCGGCAAGGCCCAACAATCCGCAGCCAACGCCGAGAAAACCGCAGCAGCGGCCAACACCACCGCAGGCAACGCGCTCAAAACCGCCGAAACCGCGAACAACACGGCCAATACGGCGAACAGCACGGCAGGAAAAGCCCAGCAGGCCGCGTCTGCAGCCCAGACCACGGCAGGCGAAGCGAAAACCACCGCCGCCAACGCCAACACGACGGCCGCCAACGCCGCAGGCGCTGTGAAAGCCGCAACCGATGCCGCAGGCAAAGCGCAAACTACGGCCGATTCGGCGGCGAAGACCGCAGCCACGGCCAGCAGCACCGCCACGCAGGCGAAAACCACCGCCGACAACCTGCAGAAGGAAATCGACGCCGCAAGCCTCAAAATCGGCGTCGTCACCACCGGCGCACCCGGCTCGCAGGCCTCGGCGAAACTCAACGGCAGCAAACTCCAGCACACTCTCGACCTGACACTGCCCAGAGGCGAAACCGGCCCCGAAGGACTCAAAGGCGACCCCGGAGAACGCGGCGAAAAAGGCGAAACCGGGCCCAGAGGCTACCAAGGCATCCAAGGCGAACCCGGCAAAAAAGGCGACCAAGGCGAAAGCGGCGTCACCGTACCCGCCAACGGCCTGTTCACCCTCGCCGTCGAACCCAACGGCGACCTCTACGCCTACTACGCCGACGGATCCACACCGCCATCATTCACCTACGACAATGCGAGCGGCAACCTCTACTACAACACGCCAGACAAGTAAGGAGGCACCATGGCGAGAATCCTCATCGGCAACGTCAAAGGCCCCAAAGGCGACAAAGGCGACCCTGGCGAGCAGGGAGTCCAAGGCGACCCCGGCAAAAAAGGCGACAAGGGCGACCCCGGCACCGCGATGACCGCCAGCCAGGCGTTCATCGCCGCACACCCGGTCGGCTCGCTGTTCGCATGGACGAAGAACACGAACCCCGGCACCATCTACGGCGGCACATGGGTGCAACGCCCCTCACTCGGCGCATACACATGGGAAAGGACGGCATAATGACCACACTCGGCCGAACAGGCCTGCTCGAAGCCGACCTGCACATCATCACAGGCACCACCAACACCATCCGCCTCCAATGGCTGCGCAACATCCTGCAAGCCGATGGCAACCGATACGCCCACCCCGTCGACCTCAGCGAATACACGCCACACTGCCAGCTACGCCGAGACGGCCACCTCATCAACGACCTCAGCGACGACATCACCACCGACAAAACCGGCCACATCACCATCCACCTGACCGCACGGCGCTCGCTGGAACTCACCACAGGCTCCGGCGCATGGGACCTGCTCATGGAAAGCCCCAACGGCGAGACCACCCGCGTCGTCTACGGCAACTGGCGAATCACCCAAGCCGTCAGCAGAAAGGAGGAACCATGAGCATCACCCTGGAAGGCTGCGCCTGCCGCAAGGACAGCGTGATCATCCTCGAGGATGCCGTCGTCGACGACACCGGCATCGTCTACGCCACCGACACCGACATCGAACGGCTGTTCGAAAAAACCTTGACACCAGACCCAACAGGAAAGGAGGAACCCAATGGCTGAGACGCGCAAAGTCGTGGACGTTGACCGTCTCGCCCACTACAAAACCCTCGAAGACGCAGCGAACACCGAGAAATTCGCGCTCAAAACCGACGTGACAGTGCAAGCCGCCACCGACGAAGACATAGACCGACTCTTCCAATAACCAAAAACAACACCGAAAGGAAACAACCATGGCATACATCACCCTAGGAAACCTCAGCAAATTCCTCACCAACCTGCGCAACACCTTCGTCTCCAAGGAACACAAGACCGGCAGCACCACCGACTACAAGGTGCTCTCCGACAACAACCTCACCGACGCATTGGTCAAGAAGATCAACGAAGCCGGCTCCTCAAGCTTCAACGGCGACTACGCCTCCCTCACCTCCAAGCCCAGCATCGACGGCCACGAAATCGCAGCCGGCGACCAGACCGCCGCAAGCCTCGGCCTCGAAACCGCCGGAGCAGCCGCAGCGGCACGCACCGGAGCCGTCGACGACGTCAAGGCCCTCGGCTACCAGACCGCCGCCCAAGTCGGCACGGCCGTAGCCAACGGCACCAAGGGCATGGTCACCGACACCGCGCTCGCCGCCAAGGGCTACCAGACCGCCGATCAGGTCAACACCATCGTCGCCGGCAAAGGCTACCAGACCGCAGCACAGGTAGAGGCGACCGTCACCGGCAAGGGCTACCAGACCTCCGGCCAGGTCGACGCGAAGGTCAACGCCGCCAAGGCCGAACTGCAGAACGCACTGGGCTCTGCGTTCCGAGCCAAGGGCTCCAGCGAATTCGCCAAACTGCCCGCGCTCACCACGGTCAAGCAGGGCGACGTGTACAACGTCTCCGATGCGTTCACCACCACCGCCGACTTCGTGGACGGTGCCGGCAAGGCGCTGCCGGCAGGCACGAACGTCGTCGCCGTGTCCGTCACCAGCGGTGAGACCACGAAAATGCAGTGGGACGCCCTCACCGGCATGATCGACCTGAGCGGCTACCTGCGCAAGGCCGACATGGTCGCCGCCACCGATCAGGAAATCGACGCCCTCTTCACCACCACCAAGTAAGGAGGAATGACCGATGGCCTCGAAATACGTCACATTCGGCAACATCCAGCAACTCGTGGCCAAGATCAAAGCCGGATTCGCGGCCATCGGCCACAAGCACGCCGCCGGAGACATCACCAGCGGCGTGCTCTCCACTGACCGACTCCCCACCACACCAGTCGCCAAAGGAGGAACCGGAGCCAACGACGCCGCCGGAGCCCGCACCAACCTCGGCATCACGCCAGGCAACATCGGAGCCGCCACCGCCAACCACACACACGGCACGATGAAGGGTGCCACAACCAGCGCTGCAGGCGCAGCAGGCATGGTGCCAGCACCAGCACAGGGCAACAACAACCGCTACCTACGCTCCGACGGCCAATGGCAGGGGC